CATCTAACGGAAACGCCGCCCGGGCTAGGGGCGGCATCTCACAGAAGGGAGCCAAGCACATGGCTCACACACCCACCGTAACCAACGACCTCGCCGCCGGCCTCCACAACATGGCCGACCAGATCGAAGCAGCACCCAGCATCACCCACGGCAGGAGATACCCCACCGTGCCCGTCCAACTCAACGTCATCGCCGACACCATCGAAGACGTCCACGCCGCGGCGATCGCATCCGGTACCCGCGTGTACCGGGAAGGTCACCTCACCTACACGGACCTGGAAACCCCGACCGTGTTCCTCCGGTTCGCGCACACCCCGCCTGTGGGGGAGCGGCAGTTGGTCCGTGCGGTCGATGTGACCGATGAGCTCGCCGGGAGGGACGCATGAACACCTTCACCGCAAGCAACGACATGCGCGTCGAACGCGACCACAACGGCGATGTCCTGATCGACGCGGGGACGCACTCGATGTCCGTTTTCATGGCCGACGGTACAGCCCTGGCCCTCCGCGAGTTCTTCCGGGCCGAAGAGGACGAACGCCTCGGACGGTGGCGGTGGCCCGAGAACCCCGACTACGTCGTCTACCCCGACGGCACAAGCCGCCGCGTGGTCAAGGAATCGACCGGCCAGACGATGCAGGTGTCGTACCACGACCGCAAGGTAATGACGACCTACCTCGATAGTTATGTAGGCGCGGCGCGGGCATTCGACAGTGCTCACTCGCAGCCGAAGCCTTGGCATGAAGCTCAGCCCGGTCAGGTCTGGCTCGTAAACGGCACAGTGCGCGCGGTTGTTGAGCGGGCGCGCGAGCCGCACACCTTCTCCGACCCCTTCTCTCGGGAAGTTGGCTTGCCTGTCACGGACCCTTCCATCGTGGACGCGCGGCGAATCACTTGGGACGCGTCGTGAGTGTCGTGGATGACGTCCGGGACGTCCCCTACCAGCCCATCCCCGCCAGTGCGGCCCCGATCGAGGTCCCGCAGATGACGTACGTGTCGTTCTGGGACCGGCTGTGGGGCACCCGATGAACCGCACCGCACGCCGCCTCATCCTGGCCTCGATCAGCCTGGTCCCGTTCGCCTGGCTCGTGGGAGGTCACAACGGGCTCACCGCAGCCGGTGTGGCCCTCACCCTCGGCTACCTGTTCGTCCACGTCTACACCGCAGGAGACCCCGCATGAACGACAACACCGAGCCCGACCCGTGGACAGACGAGCGCATCCGAGACGCGTTCATTGATGACGGCGGGCAGTCCGAGTACGACGACCCGATCCACGGCGCACAGACTCAGCGACGGGTAGCCGGAGCGATCTTCGACCGGTGGCTCGCCGCTCGCGACGCAAAGATCCGAGACGAGCGGGAGCCGGTCGTCGTGGACGACGCGATGCGCAGTCGGATCGGCGCTTTGGTCGAGCAAGCCCAGGGCGACCTCGTTCGCATCGAGGGTGAGTGGGGCATGGGCCTTGGGTTCGATGACCTTGTCGCTCGTGGTGATGACGACGCACTCCTGATCCAGGCGGTACGGGCAGACCTCGCCGCTCTCAACCCCGGTGCACAGGAGACGGACCGGTGAGTCTGTGGACATACGGTCCGACACACCGGTGGTTCGCGTGGCACCCCGTGTGGACCGACTGCGGGTGGCGGTGGATGCGCAACCTCAGCCGACGTCGCGTCTACCTCGGACCGTCCATGCCCGGCACGGCCGAATGGTGGGAGTACACGATGCCCACCCCGGATGGACAGGGGGCGAAGCCGTGAGCGGTTGGGGGTCGATGGTCTCGGACGAGGAACGAACCCAAACCATCCTCAACGACCACCAACACGCACTCACCCGCCTCTCAGACCACGCCTGGCGCACCTACGGCATCCACCGGTTCGGGCAGTCCTACAAGCAGGGGTACCTGCGCGCGCAGCGGGACACGATCTCGTGGCTCCTCGCCCAACTGATCCGCGGGTTCGACTCGCTGACGAACGCGGAGGTCATCACCGAACTCCGCAAAGGAGACACGTCCCTCTACTGGCCTTTGGTCATGGATGAGGACGGGGAACCCCGGACGGTGTCGCTCCTCTGCGACCACTGCCGAACCAGACAGAACTTCGACAAGGAAGGGATCTGCCCCAACTGCGGGACGGACATCGACTGACCATGACCGAACACACCAACCTCGCATCCGCCCTCGCCGCCTTCCACGCTGACCTTCCCAAGGTCGGCAAAGGCTCCACCAACCCCGCGTTCAAGTCGAAGTACGCCGACCTCGCCGACATCGTCGCCGTCGTCCTCCCCGCCCTCGCCAAGCAGGGCCTCGCCTGGATCGCCACCCCCACGTTCAAGGACGAAGTGTTCGTCCTCGCGTACGAGCTCCGTCACGTCGCCGGCGAAACCATCTCGGGTGTGTGGCCCCTCCCGGACCCGACGAAAGCGAAGCCGCAGGAACTCGGGTCCGCTGTCACCTACGCGAAGCGGTACGCCCTGTCCGCGGTCACAGGGATCGCCCCCGACGAAGACGACGACGGGAACGCCGCGTCCGCGAAAGGCGCGAACAGCGCACAGACCCGCGTCGGCAACGCCATCAAGGCCATGAGCGACGCCACGGATCTCGCCTCCCTCGACGCGGTGTGGCGTCGCGTCGAAGCGTCCGGGCTCGCTGGCGTCGGTGAGGTCAAGACCGCGTTCGCGAAGCGCACCACCGCCCTCGCGGGGACGAAGAAGCCCGAACCGGTCAACGAGTGGGAGGCAGCGCCCGTCCCCGACTGACCCACCCGTTCGAAGCGGGGTGGGAGCACGGTCCAGGTGCTCCCACCCCTGACACCCACAAATATCCATCCCGTTCAAGGAGCACACCATGAGCGTCACGCCCATCCTCCCGCACAACATCCCCACCGTCCTGTTCGACGACACACCCAGAGCCCGCAGAACCGACCCTCTCACCTCCCACGCGGCCGCTGACGGCACCACCAAGAAACGCGAACACGCGTACCTCCTCATCACCAAAGCCCTCTCCTCCCAAGCCCCCATGACCGCGCAGGAGATCGTTCAGTACATCCGCACCCAGCTCGGCGTGTGGATCTCCGAATCCCGCGTCACCACGTCGATGACCGAACTCCGCCGCGAGAAGCTCGTCGTCACCGCCGGCACCCGCAAGAACCCGTCCGGGTACCACGGTGTCGCGTACCGCCTCACAGACGAGGTGGACGCATGAACGCCGGCATCCCCTGGGGCGAGCTCGACGCCGCAGCCGCAGGTCTCCGAGGCCTCACCGCCCAACCTGCGACCGACGCCGAGACCTGGGAGCGTCGCTGGCGCACCTCCCACACGCACCTACTCGAAGCCCGCGCCGAGAACACCCGGCTCCGTGAGGCGCTCGACGACCTGAACGTGGACGTCGAGGAGTTCCTGAGCATCGCGCACCAGGCCGGTCACGAGGAAGCGAAGTCCTGGCTCATCCGTCAGCAGCGGGACGTGATCCGCTCGCAGCGGGCTCAGCTCCGCGCCCTCAATACGGGGGTAGACGCATGAGCAGCACCGAATCGAAGTGCGCCCGTTGCGGAACCCTCCGCCGCCACGTCCGCCTCGACCGTCCCGGACGCCTCTGCCGCGACTGCCGTTCCGTGCTCAGCATGGCCGAACGGAAGAGGTGGGACGCATGACCCGCATCTACGTCGCCGGCCCCATGACTGGCCTGCCCGAGTTCAACTACCCCGCGTTCCGCACCGCCACCGAGGAGCTCCTCGCCCGCGGCTACGACGTCGAGGACCCGTCGACGAACAGCAACCCGACCCTGGGTGACTACCACGGGTGGCTCCGCGCCGGCCTTGCACAGCTGATCCGCTGCGACGCGGTTGCGCTCCTCCCCGGCTGGGAGGCGTCTGGCGGTGCACGCCTCGAGGTGAATGTCGCCGCGACCCTCGGGATGCGTGTCGCGCCTCTGGATGACTGGATGCGAGGTGTCGCATGAGCGTGGTCACGTTCCGCGTCGACGGGACGCCGGCACCTCAGGGCAGCAAGGTCCGCACCCGGTTCGGGATGCGCGAAGCGTCCAACCGGGTGAAGCCGTGGCGTGACCTCGTCACCAAGGCCGCAGCTATCACCGCTGACCAGGAGAACCTGCTCGGCCCGCTGAGCCCGCCGTACGCGCTCGAGGTTTGGTTCTACATCCCTAAGCCCCGCACGACCCGTGCAGCACACCCTGTCGCCCCCACGGTGGGGGATCTCGACAAGCTCACCCGCGCGTGTGGCGATGCGATCACCCAAGCGGGACTCATCGAAGACGATCGCCACATCATCCGCATCCAAGCCGAGAAGGCATGGGCAGGCGGGGACGGTCCGGGCGCCGTGATCCGGGTGAGCGAGGTGAGCCGGTGATGTACACCCCGCCTACTCGCCCCCGCATCCTCCCCACCTGCGGACGCTGCTCCCGATGCCACCCCGGGAAGAGCTTCGGGGGCGACGACTTCTGCCACCGCCTCCGCACCAACACCACCTGCACCTGCCACCGAGAGAAGGAGTCATGAACGCCGCCGAGAGAGGCGCATACCGCCTCGCCGCCGTCCGCTCCGACGGCCTCTGCGAAGCATGCGGACATGCCGCCGCAATCCAGATGCACCACCGGAAGTACCGATCCCGCGGAGGCGACACCACCACCGAGAACGTCCTCCACGTTTGCCTCAGCTGCCACCGCGCAGCCGAAACCGAGCAGGGGCACACGGACGGTTGGTCCGTCCACAGGTGGGATGACCCGGGCGACGTCGCAGTCTTCTACCGCGGCGAATGGCGGTTCCTCACCGCGTGGGGATCCGCTGTCCGCGTGGGGGAGGTGCACACCCGATGAACGACTACAAGAAGCGAGCCATCCCCGGACCGGTCAAGGTCGCTGTCGCGCGGAGGTCTGGTGCGACACCAGGCCAGACCACGCCGGCAACCTGCCACTACTGCGGGTTCCAAGGTGAGATCTGGTGGCCCCTCACCTACTTGAACAAGGTCGGCGCACACATGATCACCAAGGGCCTCGAGTTCGATCACGTCTACCCCGAGTTTCGAGGAGGGGAGGCTACGCCCGACAACATCGTCCTCGCCTGCCGTCCGTGCAACAGGGCCAAGGGGGCGAAGGTCTGATGGTCTGGTTCAAGATCGACGACGGCTTCTGGTCACACCCGAAGGTGCTCGAGCTATCCGACGGTGCCGTAGCCCTCTGGACCCGCGCCGGCTCGTACTGCGCTGGGCACCTCACGGACGGGGAGGTCAAGAAGTCGACCCTCCGTGTCCTCGCAGCGGACCACGACGCCGCTGTAGAGCTCGTACTCGCCGGGCTGTGGGATGAGACCGCCAACGGGTGGCACTTCCACGACTGGGCCGAGTATCAGCCGACGCGCGAAGAGGTCATGAAGGAGCGCGCTGCCGCGACGGAACGCAAGCGGGTGTCCCGTGAGCGGTCACGCCAGAAGTCACAGGGTCCGTCACGCCGTGACGACTACGGGACGGACGGTGTGATTCCGGCTTCCCCGACCCGACCCGACCCGACCCGACCCGACCTTCCCTCTACTCCTCCTATCGGAGAAGTAGAGGGGGCCGCGCGCGGTCGCGCGCTCTCCCCCTTCTGCCAGAAACATCAACCCGATGGCCCTGGCGGGAAGGCATGCCGAGCATGCGGCGACGCACGCATGCGGATGGTCGCCTCGGAGGCTGCAGCGAAGACCCGACCGACCCCACTACCGCGCCGAGACCCCGAGTGTGACTTGCACCCGAATTGGCCGCTCCCGTGCCAGAAGTGCGCGGACATCGCAGCTGAGGAGCAGGCGTCATGAGTCTCATCACGTATCTCGAGGCCTGCTCAGAGCGGTACGCGTTCGACCGGGAGTATCGCCGCCGGTTGCAACGCGAACTGTTCGACACCGACACGCACCGTTCCATCCAAGCCACCCTCACCGCCCACCGGGCTGAGGAAGCACTCAACACCATCGCAAGGAGAACAGCATGACCAGCATCACGATCCGCGGGAACATCACCGCCCCGCCCGAGCTCCGGTACACCCAGAACGGGAAGCCCGTTGCCTCGGTGACGGTCGCGGAGAACGTCGGCAAGGACGACCAGAAGCGCACCAACTTCCACCGCGTCACTCTGTGGGGGGAGCTCGGGGAGCACGCAGCGACGCTCGAGAAGGGCACGTCGGTGATCGTCGTTGGCCGGCTCGACCAGCGCGAGTACGAGACGCGGGAGGGGGAGAAGCGGACCGCGTGGGAGATCACCGCCGACGCGTTCGGACCTGACCTGCGATTCCAGACCGCGACCGTCCAGCGAGCTTCATCGAACGGTGGGCAGCAGTCGCGCCCGCAGGCTCAGGCCGACCAGTGGGTTGGGGGTGGCAGCTATGGAGACGACACCCCGTTCTGAGATGCGAATCATCACCGTCCGTCAGCCGTGGGCGTGGGCGATCATCCACGGTGGGAAGGACGTCGAGAACCGTGTCCGCAACATCGCTGGCAACTACCGCGGGCCTGTTGCGATCCACACGGCAGCATCCATGCTCGCCACATTCGATCCATCCCACCCGCACCTGTGGCCGGTGAAAGGCGAGCACAAGCTCGGAGCGATTATCGGGGTTGTCGACCTTGTCGGAGTGCACCAGGGGCATAACACCGAGCAGGACCGATTCAAGGCGGTACGGTCCTGCTTCCAGCCCGGGAAGCTGTTTGGACCGTGCTCGGAATGGGCTCAGCCTGACGCGTGGCACCTCGAGCTCGCAAACCCGCGACCTTTGGAAAAGCCGATCCCGTTCAAGGGCGCGCTCGGCCTCCGCCGCCTCGACGAGGACACCATGCGCCAGATCGAGGAGCAGCTCGCGTGACCGATGACCGTATCTGCATCAATGGCTGCGTCCAGCGTGGTGTGCACTGGGCGAACTGCCCGGACTACGGGCGTGAGGAGGGGGACCGGACGTGCGCGGGGTGTGTGCCGCGGGAGTGCCGTGACGGTTCCCTGATCTGCGACCGCTGCTTCGGCCGAATCCGGCACCTGCTGTCGGAGGTTCCTGATCTCCTCGGCCGGCTCCGGTCCCTCGCCGACCCCCTGAAGGCCACCCCGACGGACAACCTCCGCACGGGTGGGGCACCAGTGTTCGGGCCCAGGGAGCCGAACCCGGTGGACCTGCTCGACGCGATCACCGCGGTGGAGACCGTGTACGGGTTCTACGTGTCCTGGGGGTCCGACCTCGCCAAGCACGCGAACGATGTGGAGGACATCACCTACCTGTGGGAGATGGTCGCCGCTCGTCACCTACCGAAGGACGGGGTGCGTCTGGCCTGGTCAGTGCAGGATGCGATCGACCAGTGGGGTGTGGAACGCCGCACCACCAACGATCAGCCGTGGCAGGAGCCTGAGGAGGACACGGAAGAGCTCGTGGGCCGGTTCAACGACTGGGCGGGCCGGGATCAGCTCATGTCACGCATCGACGCCGCGAAAGCCGTGGAGATCTCCGAGTCGACCATGCGGCGCATGGAACGTGCCGGCCTACTCGTCCCATGGCGGGTGAAGGACGGGAACGTGAACCGGGTCAGATTCGTCCTCTCCGAAGTCGAAGCCGCGCTCAAGGCGTACCGGGAGGTCGCACCGTGACCGACCCGCGCATCGTCGCCCAGTCCATCCACCGCCTCCGCATCTGGACCGAGGAGGACTACCACCGTGAAGGCCGCGACTGGTTACACCTCCGCGACCTGACCACCGTCATCGAAGCAGCAGAACAACACCTCAAGGAGACAACACCATGACCATCATCGACAAAGCACGAGCGTGGTACCGCCGGAACGATGCGCGCGGGTACATGTTCCTCGCGAAGCTGTTCGCGAAGTGGTCGCGCAACGCGTACCGCCTCGCCGTCGCGATCGACCCGGAGGTGAAGCGATGAGCGGTCCGAAGATCCAGCTCGGTGACGTGTGGCGGCGGAAGCGCAACGGACGTCTCGTGACGGTCACAGGGTTCGGGCACACGGTGGGCGCGAACTTCCGCGACATCCGGTACCTCATCCAAGCGGACGGTCGCGCCGGGTCCACTTCCAGCCTGTACTGGCACGGTTCGTTCGAGCTCGTTGAGCGACGCGGTAAGACGGTCGACCGGGACGAGATGCTTCTCGGGAACACGCTCGCATACGCACTCGAGTCCGGCTACGGGCATGAGCAGCTTGCACGCCTGGTCATGGACTGGATGAAAGCTCACGGTTACGAGAAGACGGAGGCCCAGCGATGACCGGACAGGAAGCACGAGACGACAGCCTCGCCAACCTGGCAGAAGAGGGCCGACTGCTCGCGAGTCGACGCGAAGACCTCATCGCCCGCGGCGTGGACCCGTACGACCTCGCAATTCCGCTCCACCCCGAGGCTCCGCAGGGAGCACGAGACGACGAACGCGAGGCGCTGGCGGGCGCGGTGATGACCGCGATGGGTTGCGACCAGCACGAGGACCAGGGCGACTGCGCGACGTGTGACTCATCCATCGTGTCGTGCTCGCACCCACTGTTCCTCTACTGCGACACGCACGACGAGGACGCTGAGCTCGGAGAGCCGTGCCCCGCCGCGGTGAAGGTGGTAGACGCTGTGCTTGCCATGCGGAAGCACCCGGAACCCGAGATCACCGACGCGGTGCGTAGCCACTGGCAGGTGATCCGCGGCGCGCAGACCGACATGCTGAACGGTCGCCCGGATATGGACGCACTCGAAGAGATCGCGCTTGCGTCTGCGGCCCTGGATCAACTGCTCGGCGCATCTGGCCCGTGGGTGCCTGTCGGAGAGGGGGAGCAGGGATGAGCAAGGTCCGGAAGGTCGCGACGGTCATGCAGGTCAGCGACACGTACATGGCACACACGTCCGGGTTCGAGCGGAAAGGCCACTACGAACCGGTGGAGCCCACCGACGAGGAGGTGAAAGCGCATGCACGCGCCGCCGAAGCGATCCGAGAGCTCAACGAGAACCCGTACATCCAGATCAGCGGGTACGACTACGACATCGAACTCCGACCGCTTGAAACGCGACGGTGGGTGCCCGACGAGACTGACGAGGAGTTCACGGCACGGTGGGTCGCCGCCGGCCGACCACGCCCTCTGGACGACACCCTGAACGCCGCAATCCACGACGGGCTACGCCGCGCATTCGGACACACCTGAACCACGAAACACACCCGTGTAATTCGCTGCTCGCTTGTGACACCCCCACCTGGTACGCTTTGCGTAGCGAAGAACTATGACAGGCCCCAGACCACACGGTTTGGGGCCTTCGTCATGGATACCGCTTGGCGAGATGGTGTGCTCCACTCGCCACCCCGCCGCCGCCTCGATCAACACCAACCCCCTATGCGGCCGGTCGACTGCGCAGAGCGGCGGGGCCACACACGACGCCCTACCCAGCGGTAGGAGCGCTATCGAGGTACGCCGTGCACCCGCGTCAGCGAAGCACGGCACCAATCTTCCCGAAGAGCCGGACTACACCGCCGGAGCGCCCCTGATGGCGGGCATAGGGACGGACTGATCTTCCGCTGAACGGGTCAACGATGGCCGCGCGCTGGCTGTCGTCCGCCGAGACGGGGCGGGCCTTTCGACAACTTCGAGGGAAGCGGACCCTGACCGGTCAAGCCTCACGGCAGTACCTCCGAGCCGGACCCGCCCCGTTCTCGTGCACTCTCGCGCTTATCCCCACGGGTTGATAAGCGGAACGGTTGTCAACAGGCGTGGCGTTCGGGCGAGTACCAACCCCGGACGCCCGCCACCACCCTGAACCACGGGAGCCGTCATGGGGTACGGGATCACACGCGCCACCGTCCACGACGGACTCCTCGACCACATCAGCGCACAATCCACGTGCATGGCGAACGCGCTCGACGACATCACCGCGTTCCTCCTCGAACACCCCGAGCACGAGAACGACGAGCACCTCACCACCGCACGGATCGCACTCCTGTGAGATACACGCTCGGCATCCTCACAGGCCTCACAATCGCCAGCAGCCTCCACGCGTTCACCCGCACCCGCGCGTACGGGCGCATCGTCCGGTGGATCTGGACCACCGACGTCCGCCACTCCGACCCCGACCTGTACCGGAAGGCACGCTGACCATGCCCACCTGCGAACACTGCGATCGCGAGTGGAACAACCAAGCCAGCGCCAACACCTGCTGCACCGACAACACCTGGGACAACGACGACTGAGGAGGCATCATGCCCGACCACGTCATCGAAGCCGACCAGACCGGCGCGTACAACATCCACCTCGACCCTGAAACCGCCATCCAGGTTAAGGTTGAAGCCCAGTACGCAACGCTCGGCCACACGGCCCGAGTGTTCGCCCTCTCTGGGACCACGCCGATCTACGTCCGCCCCGGCGCTGACATCCACGTTGGCGACCCGAAGGCAACACTCGTCCCCATTTCGACGTGGGCAGACATCCCCTTCGGCGCGACGGGCACCCTGAGCATCATCTCAGCCGACGCCGCGACCGTATCGGTGGCCCGAGCATGACCCGCGGCTACCTCCCGCAGAAGCCAGTCACAGTCGTGTCCGGCACCGGCGACGAGGCAGCTATCGAAGCGGTCAAGCAGACAGCCGAGCAAGCGCAATCGATGGCAGCGAACGCACGTCAGATGGTCCTCAACCGAGACCCCCGCCTCGCCTCAGTCGAACAGTCCACCCTCACCCTGCAGCAGCTCGCCGACGACTACCAGCGTCGCGTCGCGGAATCCCTCGCTGACCGCGAAGATCTCCGACAGAAGCAGGCCGAACACGGAGCGCAGATTGCGTCCCTGGCGACCGACATTCACGACGAGGCAGAAAGCCGAGCCACGATCGACGCCGCCCAGCAGGCTGCAATCAGCGGCTTGAGCGCACGGCTCGACAACATCACCCTCACCCCAGGGCCTGCCGGCCCCCAAGGGGAGCGTGGCCTGCCCGGCGCGAAAGGCGAGCGCGGGGAACAAGGGATCGCAGGCACGCAGGGCGCACAAGGTCCCCAAGGGATCACGGGACCCAAGGGCGACACTGGCGCCGCAGGCAAGGACTCCGATCCGTCCGTCGTGAATGCCCTCACCGCCCGTATCGCCACACTCGAGAGCACCCGGACCATCGCGTACGGAATGGCATCGACTCCCGCGCTCGCGCTCCTCGCAACCACCGACATCATCATCCCGCTGTCGCGCACCATGCCCGACACCAACTACACAGTCGAGCTCGGCAAGAGCAGCAACATCCGCGACGACATGATCACCCTCAAGAACAAGAGCGTGACGACAGTCACCTACGCCGTCCGGGCAGTGATCGCCCTCGGCGCTGGCACGCTAGCCGTCATCACCCACTACTGATGCGGATCTGCAACATACCCGGATGCCCCAACCCAACCGAATGCTCACGCTGCGCAACCCACGCCGCCGCCTACGAACGGGCCAGAGGCACACGACAGCAACGCGGATACGACCAGAACCACGACAACCTCCGCGCAAAGTGGGCACCACTCGTCGCAGCAGGCACCGTCCTCTGCTGGCGATGCAACACACTCATCACCCCCGGCGAACCATGGGACCTCGGCCACGACGACCACGACCGCACGAAGTACCGCGGACCCGAACACGCTGACCGATGCAACCGGTCAGCAGCAGGACGCCAATCGCACCGCTGAACATCCATTCGAACCACCCCTCACGGACACCCTGGGGGAGGGGCCTGACCGCCACCCCTACCGGACCGCCGGGGAGGGGAACTTTTGGTCTGACGGGTTCAAAGAGTTCTAGGCCGGAGGTGGCGCGATGGTTTCTGGTGGTGCTCGGGCGCGTTCTGGCCCTGCCCCGGACCCGAATGCGTTGCGACGCGATCGGGCTGATGACAAGGCGTGGCTCTCGCTCCCTGCTGAGGGTTTCAAGGGAGTTGTGCCCGATTTCCCGCTCTCGAAGATCTTCATCTACAACGTGTCCTTCGTCGACAAGAACCGTGTCCGGGAGCTCGACGAGGCTGCGACTGATGCTCGGTGGGATGAAGAGAAGTCGATGTGGGCGGAGTTGTGGCGTAAGCCTCAAGCGGCGATGTGGGACTCGCTCGGTTTGAAGTTTCAGGTTGCGGCTTATGTGCGTGCGTACCTCGAGTCGGTTGGGCCGGATTCGAATGCCGGGCTGAAGACCGCCACGTTGCGTATGGAGGCTGAGCTTGGGCTTTCGACAGTCGGCATGAACGCCCTCCGCTGGAAGTTCTCGTCGGATGAGGTTGCTGAGAAGCGTTCAGCGCCGGCCCGGAAGGGGCCGACGGTGAAGGACAGGTTGAAGGCCGTCAATGGAGGCAACTGACACGCTCGGTGTCGTTCCGGCATGGGTGGAGGCTCATTGCGTCATCCCCGATGGTGAGGACATCGGACGACCGTTCACGTTGGGCGCTGAGCAGTTCGCATTCGTCGCGAATCACTACAGCATCAAGCGGGGGGCTTCGCTTGAGCGGATCGTCAAGCCGGCCGATGCGTTTCTCTACCGCCGTTCGCAGCTTGTCCGATCGCAGAAATGGGGCAAGTCGCCTCTCATCGCAGCGTTTGTCTGCGTCGAGGGCGTGGGGCCGGCGATTTTCGCTGGGCGCGCCGAAGGCGGCGAGATCTATGAATGCCGCGACCACGGCTGCGGGTGTGGATGGTGGTACGAGTATGAAGAGCATGAGCCGATGGGCCGCGCTTGGGCGACGCCACTGATCCAGATCACGGCAACGTCTGAGGACCAGACCGACAACACCTATGACGCTCTGCGCCCGATGATCGACAAGGGGCCGCTTGCTGAGCTGATCCCGAAGACGGGCGAGGAGTTCATCCGGCTTCCTGGCGGTGGGCGGATCGACGTTGTCACGTCGAAGGCGAACTCGCGGCTCGGCCAGCGCATTACGTTCGCTGCTCAGGACGAAACGGGACTGTGGCTCGAGTCCAATGGCGGGCACAAGCTCGCGAAGACGCAGCGGCGCGGTCTTGCGGGCATGGGTGGACGTTCGATCGAGACGACGAACTCGTGGGACCCGGCGCAAGATTCGGTCGCTCAGCGAACGTTCGAGGCCGCGGCGACGGACATCAACAAGGACTTCCAGCAGCCGCCGGCGCACCTGTCATTCAAGAACAAGGCCGAGCGTCGAAAGATCTTCGCGTTTAACTACCGTGCAGCGCCTTGGGTGTCGATCGATGCGATCGAGGCTGAGGCCGCGGAGTTGATGGAGAAGGACCCCGCTGACGCGGAACGGTTCTTCGGCAACCGCATCGTCGCCGGTTCTGGCGCGTGGATCGAGTCTGCACGGTGGGAAGCGAAGCGTGAGGCACGCATCGTTGCTCCGCGCACCGCAATCACGCTCGGTTTCGATGGTTCTGACCGTGACGATTGGACCGGTATCCGTGCGGAGACACTCGATGGGCATCAGTTCACGCCGACCTACCACGGTGGGCGTCTGACCATTTGGGACCCGGCGCAGACCGGCGGCCGCATCCCGCGGTCGGAGGTCATGGCGGCGTTCGAGGAGATCTTCGACACGTTCGACGTCGTGCGGGCCTATTTCGACCCGCCGTTCTGGCAGTCCGAGATCGATGACCTCGAGGGACGTTACCAGGGCCGCGTTTTCCGGTGGGAAACGTACCGGCCGAAGCCGATGTACGCGGCGCTTGAGCGATTCAAGACAGATGTTCTGCAGCCCGACTCGTCCTTCACCCACGACGGGAACCTGGCAGTAGCAACTCACATCCGCAACGCGGTCGAGGTTGCCCGTCCGCCCTACCCGTCGTACCTGATCTTCAAGGCGTCCGAGACGCAGAAGATCGACCTCGCGATGAGCTCTGTCCTCGCGCATGAGGCAGCCAGTGATGCGCTCGCATCCGGCTACTCACCGTCCGATAACCGTGTTGTGGTGTTCCGCTGAGGGGGATACATGCCTGACCTCTCTGTCACCGAACAGTCGCTGATGCTGAACATGCAGAACACGCTGGGTCGTGCTCGAGTGCGCGTCGACGAGCTGAACGACATCTACGAGGGTGTGCATCGTCTGCGTCAACTGGGGTTGTCGATTCCGCCGGAGCTAGAACGTTTCTCGGTGGTTCTGAACTGGCCGCGTGTGACGGTGGATGCGATCGAGCGGCGTCTTGATGTGCAGGGGTTCCGTGCGGGCGATGGTCGGCCGGATCCGTACCTGACGGACGTGTGGCAGTACAACAACATGGATGAGCGGCAGACGTTTGCTCATGTTGATGCGCTGGCTCTTGAGCGTTCGTACGTGTGCGTAGGGACGAACGATCAGGATCGTGAATTCCCGCTGATCACGGTGGAATCGCCGCGCGAGATGATCGCGTTGCGTGACCCTCGCACACACCGAATCACGTCCGCCGTGCGGTCGTACGACAACGTGGATGGCATAGACCAGCGAGTGACCTGGTATCGCCCGAACGTGACACGGTGGCTGGTGCGTGACGGTTCACGGTGGGTGGATGAGTTCGAGCCTGACGTGCACAACCTGGGCACGGTGCCGATCGTGGCGCTCGTCAACCGAAACCGCGCAACTCGCAAGCGCGACTCGATCCTCGAGGGTGTCTCGGAGATGGCAGACGTCATCCCCATCGCTGACTCAGCGTCGCGCGCGATCACCGGTGCGCAGCTCCTGCAGGAAACGATGATCGCGCCCGCTCGCGGCGTCCTCGGAGCGTCCAAGGGCGACTTCATGGATGCGGACGGGCAGCCGTTGTCGGCATGGCAGGCGTACTTCGGTGCAGTGTGGGCGATGTCGAACAAGGACGCAAAGACGTTCCAGTTCGACGCGGCTGACATGAAGAACATCGAGACGATCGTCAACGTGTACGCGCGTCAGGCATCGGGTGTCTCTTCACTTCCGGTGGAGTACTTCGGCCTAAACACGGAGAATCCGCCGTCAGCTGATGGGCAGCGTGCGGGGGAGACGCGTCTGATCAAGAACGCGGAGCGGAAGCAGACGTCCTTCGGTCACGGATGGGAGTCGGTGCAACGTCTGGTGTACCGGTTCCGGACGGGTCAGTGGTCGCCTGAAGCGCGCAAGTTGGAGACGATCTGGCGGGATGCTGGCACGCCGACGATCGCGCAGATGACGGATGCCGTCGTGAAGCGGTATCAGGTCGGTCTCATTGATTGGGAGTCTGCGCAGGAACGGATGGGCGAGACACCAATCTCGATTCAGCAGATGAAGACGCGCCGGCAGGGCGACATCGAGTCCGCGTTCACGGCTGGCGTGCAGAGGTTCGTCGAAGAGGTGTGATCGATGGGCGTTCCTCGCGATGCTTTGGCCGTGCAGGAGCGTGCGATCCGACGCGCTGACCGTGCCGCGGCGATCTCGTTGCGCCTATGGCGTGGCATGGACGTCGCAGATCTTGATTCGTCTTGGGAGTCCGTGGGCCCGAAGGTTGCAGCCGCTACCGAGACCGTCGCGAGGCGGAACGTAGCCGCTGCTGGCACGTTCACGTCCACCCTGGCGCGAGCTGACGGTCTAGCGGGCGACAGTGTGAACGCTGAGGCGTTTGTGGGCGTTGATGGCTCTGGGCGGCCACTGGACGGGGCTCTCCGGGGCGCCGTCGTCACGACTAAGCAGGCGATCGGCGCTGGGATGTCGCTGGTAGACGCGATGCTCGCGGGTGGGACGTACCTGACCGTGATGGTCAAGTCGGCCATCTCGGACCTCGAACGTTCCGGTTCGGCCACAGCCGCAACAGGCAAGGGTTACGTCCGCTATGTGCGGCTGGTGAACCCTGGCGCATGCTCTAGGTGCGCCATCCAGGCCGGGTCCGACCGTTTCTCCACCGACTTCGATCGCCACCCTGCTTGCAGGTGCTCGACAGTGCCAGTGCGTGGTGATATCCCCTCTGGTTTCATCACCACTCCGGACGACTACTTCGCGTCCCTGTCGCCTGCCGAGCAGGACCGGGTTTTCACGAAGTCGGGCGCTGAAGCGATCCGAGCTGGTGCGGACCCCGTGGCCGTGGTGAATGCCCGACGCGGCGCGAACCGTAAGCGAATGGACGGGGTGCGGACCTATTCGCCGTCCCGCATCCAAAGGTCTGTGATCGGGCGCGGCGCGGACGGGCGGCCGATCTTCGGTTATGTCACGACCGAGGGTGGCACTCGACGTGGTACCTACGGGCGCACGCAAGAGCGCTTGGGAGCTGAGGTCGTCCGGGGTTCGGGTCGGTACTCGCGGGTCATTCGCCCCCGACTGATGCCCGAGTCGATCATCCCGCTGACTGAGGACGTCGAGATGCGCCGCATCTTGCTCCGGGACGCCGGGTATCTGCGGCCCGATGCGCGGATGGACGTCCGCGAGCGGTGGGCGCAGCAACGACGCGATAAGGACGCCGCTGACGCCTTCTACCGGTCGAAGGGGATCGGCGTCACCTGAACTTCCCGCAGCGAGCGGGTCACACACTCCGGCACGTGCGATGCGTGGCGGCAACTTGAGCGATTCAAGGAGAAAACAAATGTCGGATGAGAACAAGCCGCAGGGCGACCCTGAGGCTCTGGGAGACGCAGGCAAGCAAGCCCTTGTGGCTGAGCGGAAGCGCGCTGATGAGGCCGAGAAGGCTCTGAAGGCGGCGACTGCGAGGCTGCAGCAGATCGAGGATGCGGACAAGACGGAGCTCGAGAAGGCTCTCGGCCGCATCAAGGCACTCGAGGAGGAGAACGGCGCCCTCAGCGGTGACGTTGCCGCTCGAGACAAGACGATCCTCCGACTGAACACTGGCATCGACGAGGGACTCCCGAAGAACCTCATCGCCCGTCTTCAGGGCGACGACGAGGACTCGATCAAGGCGGATGCCGTTTCGCTCCGCGAACTCATCCCCGACAACACTCCTAGCCCCTTCCCGAAGGCTGACCCGTCCCAGGGCGCCACGAGCGGGGGCAAGACAAGCAACGCCGACCTTTTCGCGCAGCAGCTCGATCAGGTCGGCCTCTAACAACCCCAAGGAGGGGACATGGCTGGTATTGACGTCAACCGGACTACCTCGGGCATCACTCTGACGCCTGAGCAGTCCGCAGAGATCTGGTCGAGCGCGGAGTACGCGTCGGCTGCACTTCAGCTCGCTCAGCGGGTCGACCTTCCGGGCGCTGGCGTCTCGGTCGACATCATCACGGGCGAGCCTGAGGCCGAGTGGGTCGGTGAGACCAACGAGAAGCCGGTCGACCGGCCGACCTTCAGCTCGAAGCTGATGACCCCGTACACGATGGCTGTCATCGTGCCGTTCTCGAACCAGTTCCGTCGCGACAAGGCTCGGCTTTACGCCGAGGTCGTGCGGAAGCTGCCGCAGGCACTCGCGAAGAAGCTCGACCAGACCATCTTCGGCGGTGGCGCGGCTCCGGGCTCGAACTTCGACACCCTCGCGGGCGCCGCCACGGTCGGCATCGCGGGCAAGACCTACAAGGGTCTCGTCGCCGCCGACCAGGCCATCGCGACCGGTGGCGGTCAGCTCAACGGATGGGCACTCTCGCCCCAGGCGCGAGGCCTCCTGCTGGGCGCGGAGGACGGCAACGGCCGCCCGCTGTTCATCAACAACATCCAGACCGACGGTGCGGTCCCCGCACTGCTCGGCGCCCCGGTGTACACCACCAAGGGTGTTTTCCTGGCTGACTACAACGGCGCGACCGCCGGCACGGACAACCAGCTCGGCTTCGCAGGCGACTGGACCTCCGCGCACATCGGTGTCGTCGAGGACATCCAGCTCGACATCAGCACGCAGGCAACCATCAACGACGGCGGCACGCAGATCAACCTGTGGCAGCGCAACATGTTCGCTGTCCGTGCTGAGTTCGAGGTCGGCTTCCGGGTCCGTGACATCGCGCACTTCGCGCGCCTGTCGAACGCGGTGCAGTCGTGACCATCCTGACCGCGCCGAACTCTGACGCGACGATCGACCTCCCCGAGGAACTGATCGAGCGATACGAGGCGGCGGGCTGGACACGGGCAGAGAAGCCGAAGACCTCGGCGAAGAAGTAGCACAGAAGGGGACGGAAATGGCCGGTCCAGCAACGATCAACGATCTGAAGGATCGGTCATTCCGTCCCCTAACCGATCAGGAGCAGGCAGTAGGGGCAACTCTCCTCGAAGATGCTTGGAACCTGATCCAGTCGAGCGCCCCCTCGGCAGCGGAGCGCATCTCCACCGACATCACCTACATGGCGATCGTCAAGCAAGTTCAATGCGCCATGGTGCTCCGCGTCGTCAATAACCCCGAAGGGCTGTTGTCCGAGCAGGTCGACGACTATCAGTATCGACGCGACGCCGCCGTCTCGGCTGGGGTTTTGTACCTATCGCCCGAAGAATCAGCGATCCTCGCGGCCGGAGGCAAGACGCTCAACGGGGCGTGGACTATCCGATCTCACAGCGACCCTCGGCGAGGGTACTGGCTGCACCCCGACCAGTGGGTGCCGCTTCCATGATCGCGGCCAGCGCTCTTGCGCGTGCGCGAGCCCTTCGGGACTCTCTCGCAGACACGACCGTCACGATCCGGCGCGAGTCGGGCACCACGTGGGACGACGAGACCGGGACCTACGTCCCAGCGTGGGCTGTCGTCTACACGACTGACCGTGCGCGCGTCCGATTCCCCGGCTCGCAGCCCCGTGAGCAGGATGCCGCGGGGGAACGGGTCACCGAGCAGGAGCCGACGCTGTCCCTCCCCGTCGAAGGCTCCGGTGTCGTGCAGGTCGACGACGTCGCCACCGTGGACGCGAACCCCGAGGACCCGTCGATCGTCGGTATGAAGCTGCGCGTCGCGGGTCTGCACAATCAGTCGCACTCGTCAGGGCGGCGACTGCCCGTGGAGGTGGTCTCACATGGTTGACATCGACGCGAGCGAACTTCACAAGCTGTCCGCTGATCTTGGCGAGGTGCCTCGGCGATCTTCCAAGAATCTGCGTCAGGCAACCGAGGTCACCGCGCGCAACGTGCGCGACACGGCGCGGGCGAATGCCGCCGGCATGGCGCATGCTCCCGCATTCCCTTACTCGATCACATACGACATCACGGGCTCCGGTGACTCTGGAATCGGTTCGAACATCGAAGCTGAGATCGGGCCTGACAAGGAGCGCCCGCAGGGTGCGCTCGGCAACCTCATCGAGTACGGCTCGATCAAGAACCCACCGCAGGGCATCATGCACGGCGCGCTGCAGGCCAACGAGGCTGACTTCGAGCGTGGCATCGACATAGCCATCGCTGACGCGCTGAAGGCCCTCGGATGAGCGTCGGCGCTCACGTGCAGGCCGTGATTGATCGTCTCCGCTCCGACCCGCAGCTCGCCAGCGTCGTGTTCGACGGAGACGTGAAGGGTAACCCGGAACGGTACGTCAACGTCTGGCACGACACCGGCTACTGGGAGGGCCACGACGCCCACGAGCATCAGGTCGACGTCGAGGTGACCATTACCGTCCACTCGGTCGGCCAGGTCGACCGGCGTCAGGCCGTGTGGGTGTCTGACCGAGTGCGGGCGCTCCTCCTCGACTGGAAACCAACCATTCCTGGTCGGGCTTGCTGGCGGATGCGCTCCGCTGGGTCCCAGCCCGTGCAGAAAGACACCGACACGACGCCGCCGAAGTTTTTCGCCGTCGACCGGTTCATCCTGCGCTCCACCCCCGCCTGAGAGGAGCCGTCATGGCGACGTACATCCGCGTAAAGGCCAAGACCACGAAGCACGAGTTCGACATCCTCGAGCACCGCTTCGACCCGGAGAAGCACACCCGTGTGAACCGGAAGCACTACCCGCCCACGAGCGTCCCGCGGAACCCCAAACCGCACCGCCCGCTGGCGTGACCCCGTGAACCCCACCACAGCCCCGTAGCGGGTACCCAACCGAAAGGAGAGCGCAATGTCGCTCGTTCAGCCATCTGCGGTCCCGTCTCTCGGGACCCGCCGCGTCGTGTTCATCGAGGGCACCGTCGCCGACATCAAGGCCATCACTGACGCGGAGCTCAACGCGGG